TTACAGCTTATCGGCGTGGTGCATCAGTACAAACTTATCCCACAGCTGCTCTTCCGTTTCGACATGTGCCGGATCTTTCAAAATAGTATTGGGGATCGGGCACACCTTCTGGCAGGTTGGCGTGTCGTAATGGCCTACGCATTCCGTACACTTGTCGCTGTTAATCTCGTAAATGCTGTCACCCATCGAAATCGCCTCATTCGGGCATTCGGGCTCGCACATATCGCAATTGATACAGCGTTTAGTAATTAGTAATGACATTTCAATGAATTACCGTTAAATCATTTTAAAATCAGTAAGTTAAAAAGTTTCTCTATCACTCTCTATTATTTACTTACTGTATGTTGATACAGTGTATTTAACCCTGATAAACTCAGTCCAGTAACACAAAGCCGCAACACATTGCATTTTGTCCCGCTGAAAAGACCTGCATGTGTGAGCTTGTTTTCTGTGCCTTCGCAGATAAGGATTGAGAATGCCGCGCACTGTAACACATAAACCGGATAGCCCCAATAATGACGATGTTTTAGCCGCGTCTGAAAAGTGGGATGCCTGTAAACCCCCCTATACCAGCGCACACATGAAAATCTGTGTTGCTGCCGCCAAAATTATCCTCTCCGCTTCTGGCGTCGCCCGTCGTTCCAAATACGAAAAAGAAAATTATCTCCGTATTGATTTTAGTAAAGCAGGTAAGGTGACCTTTTACGCTGAGTTCCCTAAAAAGATGGGGCTGAAAGGTAAAAAACTTGGCGAATGGCCGGAACTCGCAATTCAAATAGCCAGAGAGAAAGCATCAGAAATGGCAGAGGGTGGGTTGCGTGCTGAATCCGTCCACGCCGCTTTGGAAATGTACCGTGACGACCTTAAAGCAAAAGTCGACCGGCAGAAGTTAAGTCCTGATAGCTTCACGACCTACGGGGTACGTATCGACAGAATCAAAGCAACGTTCGGAGAGCGTGAAGTATTCAGTGATGTGACATACAGTCGGCTGGTGGATGTTCTGGATGAGTGGATCGCAACACGTTCCAATAATAACGCGCTAGAATTATTTGGTGAGCTTCGTCGGTTCTGGAAATTTTGTGCTCCTACACTTTGCAATGGGCGTAACATTGCCGCCAGTTTGCCAGATGATTATGTTTCTTCTCGTGTGCAGAAACCAACCCCAACGCGACTATTTACGGATATTGAATCAATCGCCCGCCTTTGGCTCAATGTGGCTGCCTGCACCTCTATACACCAGAAAAATGCCGTTAGATTCATGATTATTACTGGCGTTCGCCCGATAAACATTAATAACTTGCGCTGGGATTACGTCAACGAGGATGCAGATGAAATCGTTTATCCAGAAGGCGTGATCGGTATGCGCGGGGCGATGAAAACACAAAAGGCTTTCCGTCTGCCAATAACGCCAGAGATCAGGAGGATTATCGACGAGCAGAAAGCCTGGCGCGATTCAGTTCCTGAGTGCAATAAAGATTATGTGTTTTTGCAGCCGCGCGACCCTATGCAAGCATTTTCAAAACGATCACTGGATAAACTGGTGAAAACATACAGCCCGGAAGGGGCGGTAAAGGGTATGAAGCATGACGGGACAATAAAAGGGAAAGAGGGGGCATTTAATACGATGTGCCGTAAATTCCTTAAGAGCAATGTTATTGCCCTGATGAAGGAAAGAGGCTACTCCCGATCAGATAGAAGGGAAGTAAGCCTCCTGTGCCTTCACCATTCCAGCAAGTCAGATGACCCGATGGCAGAACACTACGACTTTTCAGATGAGATTTTGCAGGAAGAGATTGCGTTAAAGCGCGAGGCATTTGAGGCTCACGAGCGGAGCATACTCGCGCAGGTTGCACTGCTAAGACGACGGGGTTAATACTGGCTCCGGCATTTCTGGATAAAAGCCTCTACATTACGGCGCTCATAGCGAACGACTTTAGCGCTGAATTTTACAGGGGCTAATGTAGAACGGTGCCGGTGTTCTGTATTCCATTTACATAATGTTTTTTGCGTAATCCCTAATTTCTGGCATACCTCGTCCGGAGTGAGGAGATCATCAGGTTGTTCAGTCATGTTATTCCTCACTGTTATCGATGGTGATGATGAGCCGCTTCCAGATAGCTGAGACATACTTAGCCTGATGTTTTGCATCGGCTAGGGCATTATGCATGTCACCTTCAAACGGTATGTCCCGGCGTGGGTTGATTCCTATTTTCCTTCCTAATTCGACGATAGTTCGGACATCACGATCATTCCAGAATTTCCACATGCAGGGGATTAATTCACGGTCATAGCTGGAGCGGAGGATTACATTATCAAAGGTAGCGCCATTACCCCAGACCTGAACTTTATCAATGTCAGAGTTATCAAGAATAAAGGTATTCAGCTTTATCAGGGCGGCTGAAATCGTTGTCGCATCCTCATCGCAAATAGCCATTCGAGCTCCTTCGCTTTGCCGCATCCACCAAATTATTGTTTCAGGGTCAGGAACGGCACCTCCAGCAATCGCGCTTTTCAGGCTAACAACCCGGTAAAATTCAGGGCCCAGTTCACCAGTTGAAGGATCAAAAAACACAGCACCGATAGAGACGATGGGGGCATTTGGTTTATTCCCCATAGTTTCAAGGTCGATCATTAAATTGTTCACGTTAAATATTCTCCTGTTTTGGTGCTGCTTTAATCATTGCTGCCCAGCACAACTCAGCCCGGCGCGCTGCCTGTCGGCATCCACTCAATGCTTCGTATTCCTCCCACTCTTTTTCATCGCTGAAGTGCGGATCTGGAACCGATTCGAAGCCGTTAATAATCATGTCCTCGGTCGGAACAATCGGCACAATCACGTAGCCTGGAGGCGCAAGGTAGCGAACCTCGACCGATCGATCAGGTTCAGATGCTAGGTCAATACCGATTACCGGAGAGTTGCCAGCCTGAAGCATGGCGGCGCGGCAGGCGTCATCGACCATCGCCTCGACACTTTCTAGCAGCACGTAACTGTATTGCTGGCCGCTAATCCACTCCTTGCGGCGTGGCAGCGTCTTAGGGTCAGCAACAATCGAGCGCAGACGTTTCAATGCTTCCGGCGCTGGCTGCGGTAACTGTGGTGCTGCGTAGAGTGGAGTTTCGACTTTACAGCAAATGGCGAATATCTTGTCGTCACAGCACTCTTCCCGCGTCACAACCTGCCCGCTGTGATGCATATACGCCACAGCCTCCGCTTCGAGCGATGCCAGTGCGATACGCGCATTATTAATCAGGAGGATATCAGCAGGAAATAAAACAACATGAGCGTTTCCCTCCGCATCAATTTCAGAATTCGTAATTTTTCTGAACAGCTTTGCCAGTTCTTTGGAAAGGTGCTTCAGCGGACCAACTGGACCGACACCGCCGAAAGTAGCCTGTGACCATGCTGCATGTTCACAGCGGACCTGTTCACTGGCTATCGACTCCAGAACCCCATCAATCACCTTCACTGCATCAGCCATTGCGTAGCCAAGATTACCGCCGTCGCTTTGTGCTGATGCTTTGCTGAGTATCTCGCGTATCTGGTGCAGGCGATCGAGTGATACAGGACCGTGCGCCGGGTGGTTAGTTGTCATGCCATAGCCCCTTCTTGATATTTTTCGAACCAGAACACAACCGGCTTTTCGACTACTTCGACCAGGCCAAATCGCTCAGCGGTGCGGAAGTTGACGCTATATGCGCGAGCGCGTTCTGCCTGCCGCGTAATTTCTTCCCGGAACAAGTCCACGCTGAATGTGGCTTTAAACAGGTTGCACGGCGCACAGGCAGGGAAAAGATTTTCGATAGCATCATTCTCAGGTCGCCAGAATTCCCCGGTAGCAACAGCACGCCGTGTTCCATTGGACTGACGTTCGCCAAATTCCCACTTCCGAAATGCAGCCTCAACATGGTCAGCATGCCAGCCTTTCTCTGGTAGTTCGCATCCACAATAAGCACAGCGACCGCCAAACTTCATGCGTAGCTCTGCGCGTTGTTTTTTCGTCAGCGCCATCTCACTCCCCCTTCACGCCAATGCCAGCGGCGCGGACTGATTGCGGCGGGGTGACGCCGTTAATCTGGTCACCCTCCGTAACAAGGCGAATGAGCATGGCCAACAACTGGACAATCTCGCCCTCTACCTCGTCCCACGTCATGCGGTTTTCTGCGTAATGAACCCCAGCCCGTACGACCTCGCCAGCTTCTTCAGCGACCTTCAGCAGCACATAGTTTGGCTGAGGATATTTACGCATAGCCTTATCTGCTGACTTCCGAGCTGCCGCCACCAAAGCCGAAAAATAGTCACTTTGTTCTGCTATGCGCTTCTCTGCGGCTTCCAGCTCATCCAGCAGCGCCAGAACAGCTTCCGGGCTTGCCTCATCCTGCCAAGCGTCAGAGGTGTCACTGACAGAGCGGAGCATGATTTCTTCCTGCGCCGCTTCACGCAGCGCCTGTTTGTTGAGTGCTGTCATTGGGCTGCCTCCTTGGTAACTTTTTCGACTAACTCAATCCACTTCGGTGCCAGTGTATTTTCTGCTTTTTCGCGGCTACTGGCAGGTCCGTTGAGCTTCACGCTGTAATGGTCATACGGGCATCTGATACCACCCCAAACCCAGCCAAGATGATTGGGTTTCAGCGAGTACTCGGGCATATTTCCGCACGTAGGGCATCTTGGTAAATCAGACTGCTTCACGGCGACACTCCATCAGTAGTTGATTGAATTGAATTAGCATTGCGTTACCACACCCATAAGGGAGATCGTTAACGCGGTAAGTAGGGACACCGTTGCACATCCCTGATTTCACAACGCGACCAGTGGTATAAAGCTGGGATATTGCGCCTGATACAGCGGGTGTCTTCTTGTTCAGCCCTCTGGCGATGTCACCGCTGGTGGTGTTTGGATGAGCCTGGATGTATTCAAAAACCGTCATCGCGCCGCCTCCCGCCTCGCCGTCTTATTGGCTCGAAGCATTTCTTTAGAGCGACCTGAGATCACAGTCTTCATCAGGAAGAAGCCGCAACGCTCGGCAATAACACCCTGCGTACACATCAGCACCGTATCAACGACGCGAACATGACGACGAAACTCAAAAACTGTGCTGGTGATGATGATGTTTGCCGCCGCGCCCTTATCCTGGTATTCGATATTCATGAAATAACCCTCGCTATCAGTCGTGCCGTGGCGATGAAGCAATAAAATCCTGCGGTTAAACCAATTCCGGTAAGAGAAGAAAAGAGCAGGGTCCACATCACCAGTTCAGAAACTTTTTTCATGAGGTCACCCCATCAGCCTCGTGACGAAATTCCCGAAGAATAGAGATAATTTCAGCCTGCATTGCTGGTGGTACTTCAATGGTCAGCACTTCACCAGAGTCCTCAGCACATGAAGAAATAAGCTCAAGAAACTTTCTTGCTTTTCCGGCATTAAACTGAGGATTGGCGATGCTCTTGGTTATTTTTTTCTTACCTGCGGCTTCAGCTTTCTTCATCAGACGTGAAGCTTCGCGATCGGCATACACACCATGCTCGCGGGAGATACGGATGGCGATGGCATAATTCATGGAACCATCACGAACGAGTTTTTTGATATATGGAGTACATTCGTGAAGTTGAAGGTGTTGCAGAATATCGGACTCAGAACGTTTAACTTTTGCCGCTATTTCTGAAGGACTCCAGCCCTGATTCTGAAGGCGATGATATGCCGCGCCACGTTCAAGAGGAGTAAGCGCTAATCCTTGCGAGCTGGTTACCATGAAGGCGATCTTGTCGGCTTCACTACCGACGAAATCTTTGCATTCCAGGCGCACAATGTCGTGGCCAATTTCGATAGCAGCCAGCGCACCATGATAGCGGTGATGGCCGTCGATCACTTTCACGCCTTGCTCGGTGACTTCGACGGCCAGCGGCGGGATGTATTCACCGGCAATAAACGCATCGCGGAATTCTTCAACATGCGCCCGATTGAGTTCACGAACGTTGTAGCCTTCTTCGGCGTAAATTTTATCCAGCGGAACATTGTAGGTTTTGCGGGTAGTTAACCCGGCGTCTTTATCATTATAGAGCTGGCCTAAACTGGGCATGGTTACTCCTTCATGTAGTGGGAGAGTGCTTTGCTATTCGCCCGCAGGGCAGGCGAATAAAACAACACACGGTGGGATTAAACAGAGCCTTCGTAGATAGGAAGGTCTTCGCCAAGCTGGCTTTCCATATCGGTGACGATTTCCTGGAATGCGTGTTCAACAACTTTCTTCGGTTCGATCAGCTCATACCAGAGGACCAGTTGACCATCACGCAGACGGTAGCGGATACGCGCATCGACCTGGTAAGGAGAGCCGTTGTGGAATGGCGAAATTGCCAGGCTGATTTTTTCCGGCATCTTGGTATTACCAGAACCTGATTTTTCATCGCTGAACTGGAACTGGCAGGTACCACCAGAAAGGCGTTTAACAGATTTAAACTCAGATTTGCGAGTTTCCTGGAATGCCAGAACCATTTCGAGCAGTTCAGTACCAGACGGTCCATGGTATGAATCACTAACTGGTGCAACATTCTGAATATTGTTTTCCAGGAATTCAGCGAAGTTGATCTGGTCCATTTTGCTGCCATCGTTGGCAGTCCATGATTTCCATTCGTCGGAGAACGGACAGTCATAAATAGCTTTATGTGCAGCCCAGCTAGGATTTTCAGCGTTCTGGTGGAAATCCAGCACGGCAACAATACGCGTTTTGGTTTTATCCGCGAAAACTACAGTACGTTCATCACGGAATCGCTGGATGTAAGCGATCAGCGAACCCGGAGAAATCAGGTTAGCGTTCTGACGGATACGTGACGGAGCCAGTTGCAGACTTTCGAGGGATTTGACTTCAAAGCCATCGGGTACAACAACTGACGGAATGTCCGTTTCAGTCTTCAGAGTTGCAGAGACCAGATCACGAATGTCGAGCACGGCAGAGCCTTCAATTTGAGACATTGAATATTTCCTTATCAGATTGGAATGGTTTGTTTGGTGGGTATTACTGGGCCAGCTTGATAGGTGCTGTTTGTGGTGCAGGTTCGATAACCTTTAAATCAAGCTGTGTCTGCGCAGGATCGTCACGCAATAGATCGCCATCGGCGGTTGCGAACATGATGGTATCAGCGCGGTCAAGTTCAGGAATGGTACGGGAGACCTTTGGCGTTACCTTCATGGTGTTTTCGTCACGGGTATTCAGCATGGCGCAATTGAGCGTCAGCGTAACCGCACCTTTCTTGCCAGTCTCACGGACTGCTTTAATCACTTCGGCCAGCGCTTCGGTTAGCTCAGCATCCAGAGTGCCTTTATTGATATAAGCCAGTTGCTGGCTGAATGGTGTGGTGTTCTTTGTTTCTGACATAGTTATCTCCAGTTATAAACGAGGATCGCCTTTCTGAGTGAGTAACCTGCATAACCAGCTACGCCGCCAGAAATTAGCGATTGTTTTTGGATTACGAACAGCCTGCACACCACGAGTGACGCGCATCAGGTCGCCGTAGTAAAAATTAACGTTACGGAAGGTCATATAAGTCACCATTTGATTAGGTATCCGGCAGGAGTTGAACCCGCGCAGGGTAGGGAGTCCCAGTCGACACCGGAAGCGGACACATTGAATAAAAAGGGCGGCTATCTGTCAGAACATTATCTTCTTCCTCCTGTAGGTTGGTAGAAGACCAGATAGCCACCAAAAGAAACTGTTATGCGATGTAATCAATAATTTCAGCACTGTCCAAGTCCCAGTTACCGCAATGGGCAAGACCGCGATTGAACCCGAATGCGCAAAGGTGATAATCCAGATCGGCGCAGACTGGCGGGTTGATGTCTACATCATCGAGGTCACATTCCACCACTGCTCCGGATGGAAGCTGAAAAACGATCTTTGGGCGAACTACGCGCAGGTGGAAACGGCTACTTTCTTCCGAGCCAATAGTGTCAATCGCGTCATAGCGCCACTGATCAGCCATCGCTTCAGCATTTTCCGCGCTACGTGAATCATGGAAGGGGAAATATTTAACTTCAGTGTTTCCGTTCAGGACTACAGCAAAGCATGCTGACATGGTTCACCCTCATTAATCAGCGGCATATTGCCGCGAGTTTGTTGAAATACTTTGTAGTGCAGTGCCGGGTGCTTATCTTCCGGTTGCTGTCGGAGCAGCTGCAATTCACCGCACTACAAAGTACTTCGCCACACTTTCGCAGTGGCCTGCGCCGGTTTCCCAGTCATCTTTGAAGCTACTTATGCGTTAACCGGGCGCTAACCGGTTACTCAGTGATGCTTCACGCTTCCTTTCCCTCACTACGCCGCCGTGGGAACCCGACCGTGTTAACGCCGTCGTCACGCTGCCAGATAAGGCATCAAAGAGCGGTCTATCCGCTTTACTGCTTCATAATCATTACTCCTCTCAGTTGAAATCAGCGCCAACTACCCATCAGTGTTGCCCGTTCTCACGCCGTTCTCGCTCTCGCGCGGGGATAACCTCACACCAACCGGATCGCGCCTGGTGCTACGCCACGTTTACGTGTAGGGGTCTAAACAGGTCATTGACGCTGTAAGTGTTCATATTGTTAAAGAGCGTGCCTGTCTTTTCACCACATCAGGCTCGGTGGTATCCTTCTAAGCCCCTACAACATCGAAGGAATTGCACATGACAAGATCAGATGTCATATTGCGCTGCTTACTGAACTCTGGTTGCAGCCTTACCGAAGAAGACATTAAGGAGCGCATTAAGCTTGTTTTCGCCGAGGCATATCCGAGAGAAAAATACTCAAAATGGGATATGGAAATTAACGACGAAACCGGAAAGCAAATAATCAAAACCGTTGGTCGCGCCTCACAGATCAGGGTTGATTTGTTCATCCGGGACTTGTGGGATATTCACTGAGCCGATAAAACTAAACCCGTGCCCATTGATAGTGCGGCCACTTTTATTTGCTTCTCGTTCGAGGCTCTCCCTATCACTCAGGAGGGCTTTGATAACTCCTTCCAGGAACAACAGATAGTCTGCTGCTACGGCAGTCTTTGTATTGAGTAGCGCCAGCGGAGCGCCATTCACCAAAAACTCAAACCTTTTTCCTGAGTCACTCATCTGAAATCTCCCAAAGTGCGGTATTACTTCAGCGAACCCCTGTCGTAACGTTTACGGTTGGGTACCTGTTCGCTGTTTCTTGTAGGTACATTATGTACCGTTAAGGTACATTGTCAAGTATAAAAAAACCTGCCGAAGCAGGTTTGCGTTCTTAAGTTAAATCTTATGTCTGTATCTTCGCGGCTTTCCAGAGAAGACGACAGTTCCAATAATAGAGCAATTGCCATTAATCCTGATATATGGCTCTGGCCAGTTAGCGTTTAAAGCTTTAAGAAACTTTTCGCCGCTGTCCTCTATTAATCGTTTAAAGGTCGTTTCACCAGAATCATGCATTAAAGCGATTACATCATCTCCGTGAGATGCAGTGACCTCTGGGTCAACAAAAATCATATCGCCAGGTCGATACTCGTCGATCATGGAATCACCAATGACGCGCAGGATATAAGTCATTGGCCCGCACGGAACAGGACAAGGATAGGTTTCTACACTACTCAAATCTACCTCTGCATAACCAACATCGGTCCATGCTCCGGCCTGTACCCAGGAAATAACCGGGACCATTTTAATCGTTCTATTAACGTCAGAGACGTCTGGCGATTTTGCAATATTGGTTGTTTGGTGTTCTGTGTCTAGCCAACCTTGAGGTAGGTCGAAACATTTTTCGATGTGTCTAGCCATAGCGTCACCAATACCCTTGGTGGCACCTTCCCCCATAAACCGGCTGGTTTGTGTTGGTTCACGATCGATCATGTTAGCGAAATATGTATTTCCACCAACACCATCTCTCAATTTTCGGGCGTTTGTACGCCTGATTTCTTGAATAGTTTTCATAGTTTTCATTAAACCCTCTGTACCTTAACGGTACAAGTACCTTGCGGGTTCATTAAAATCATGTAATATGTACTCAGGAGGTACATTGCATGAAAGAATATTGGGACTCTTTGTCCAAAGAACAGCAACGCAAGCTGGCTCAATGTGTCGGATCAACTCCTGGCTATTTGCGCTTAGTGTTCAACGGATACAAAAAAGCCGGGTTCTCTTTAGCCAAGAGACTTGAGGACACAACTTCAGGCGTAATTCAGAAATCTGAGCTTCGCCCTGATATCTATCCAAAACAGTAACAAATTTAGAGATTTTTAGAACCACAGAATCAAGGGGTTAGCCGTGGGTAACGAACCAGAGTGGAAAAAAGTTGAAAAACAGCCTGCATGGCTGGTGGCTGCGATCAGAAGAACTATCGCTGATTTACCTGGTGGCTATGAAGAAGCTGCAGAAATTCTGGGTGTATACAAGTCTGATGACGTAACACCTGCAACCGATCCTCTGCATAACCGACTCCGCACTACTGGCGATCAAATCTTCCCGTTGGGATGGGCGATGGTCTTACAGGCTGCTGGTGGATCAAACCATATCGCAAATGCCGTTGCCCGAAACTCGAACGGTCTGTTTGTGCCGCTGGCAGATGTTGATGATGTTGATAACGCCGACATCAATCAGCGCCTTATGGAATCCATCGAGTGGATTGGCAGGCACTCTCAGTATATCCGTAAAGCTACAGCAGACGGAGTCATCGACGCCGCTGAACGCGCTCAGATTGAAGAGAACAGCTATCAGGTTATGACCAAATGGCAGGAACACCTGACGCTGTTATTCCGGGTCTTCTGTGCCCCTGATGAGGTTTCCAGACCTCCAGACTAATCAGTCTATGCCCGGCTCACAAACGTGACGCAGGAGGGCTTATGTATCAGGACGAATATTTTCACGTGACTATGCCCACGGTTTTTTCTCGTGAGGACGCCCCGTGGATTAAACAGCAATTAGCAACACTCCCGGCAGGTATGCGGGAAAAAGTCGCGATTGAGTATGCGAAGGCCTACCAGAAAGCGTTTGATGCTGAACCGGTCTCATTCCGGCAGCAGAACGCAGCCAGGCACGAAGCAAATCGCCGATTGCGAGAGTTTTGCACGAGATATACCCCAGCGGTCAGGGGATATACCTCGCTCCCACCCAGGGTATGAATTTTTGAAACCGGGTTGGGGGAAAGGGGGCGGTGTTGGGTTTTAGCCCGAAGGGCTGGAACAGCTTTACCAGAAGAGAACGATCTAACAGATAGATCACTGTATGGGGTTAAAAACGTCGACTGGAAGTTCAGACGTTTAGCCATCCAAAAGGAGATAAAATGATTTATTCAGACGCTAACGAAAAATGGGCTCCGGTTCCAGTTGAGCTTTATTCAAAAGCTTATGAAGTCAGCAATCTTGGCCGTGTTCGCAGCATTCCACGTCTGGCTAACTCTGAATATTTTATTCGTCACATTCACGGCGGTTTTCTCAAAGGCCGCATGCGTAAAGACGGCACCAAAACGGTTACGTTGTCCGTTCAGCGTCAGCGCGAGAAGTTTGTCATTGCTGATCTGGTTGCTAAAGCATTCGGGGAGGTACCAACCAATGCTTAACATCCAGCCTCGCGAGAAACAGATCGTCGCACTCAACATGCTGCGCGGCGCATGGAAGCAGAATAATTCGTTCATGCTCTATGCTCCGGTTGGTTTCGGCAAAACGGCTATTGCAGCGCTGATCACTGATGGCTTTGTCAGCCGCGAAATGCGCGTAATGTTTGTGGCTCCGTATACGGTACTGCTTGACCAGACCGCCACCCGATTTATGGAATATGGTCTTCCTGGTGAAGAGATCAGTTATGTCTGGCGTGATCACCCATCATATAACCCATCAGCGCTTATTCAGATTGCCAGTGCCGATACGCTTATTCGTCGTGAATTCCCGGACAACATTGACCTGCTGATCGTTGACGAGGCCCACCTGAAGCGCAAAAAGTTGCTGGAGGTTATCGACAACCTGACCCGCAACACAAAAACGAAGGTGGTCGGTCTTTCCGGTACGCCTTTCGCCAAGTTCCTGGGCAATTACTATCAGCGCCTGATTAAGCCAACAACGATGAAGGAACTGATCGCGATTGGCGCACTGAGCAAATACGAGTTTTACGCGCCGTCACACCCCGATCTCTCTGGAGTGGAAACGTCTTACGTTGCAGGTTATGGCAGCGACTACAAGGAAGGCCAGCTCAGTAAGGTTATGAGTGAAGCCAAACTGGTTGGCGACATCGTGAAAAACTGGCTGGAGAACGGGCAGGATCGCCCAACAATCTGTTTCTGCGTTAATGTGGCCCATGCTAACTACGTCACGATGGAATTTTCCCGAGCCGGGGTGACTGTAGAAGTCATGACGGCAAGCACACCCCATGAAGAACGTCAGTTGACGATCCGTCGCTTCGAGCAGGGCATTACCAAAATCATCATCAACGTTGGTGTACTGGTAGCCGGGTTCGACAGTGATGTTCGTTGCATCATCTTTGCCCGACCGACCAAAAGTGAAATTCGCTGGATTCAGGCGCTCGGGCGTGGATTACGTGCGGCCCCTGGCAAAGATCACTGCCTCATCTTCGACCACAGCGGCACGGTCAATAAGCTGGGTTATCCCGATGATATTGAATATGACTATCTCCCTTCGTCATCTGACGGCATGGAAGAAGCGCCGCAGCGCGTTACCAAGACCGACGAGCCGGAGAAACTGCCGAAAGAGTGCAGCCAGTGCCATTACGTGAAACCTGCCGGAATTTATATCTGTCCGAAATGTGGGTTTAAACCGCTGGCCGGGGAAGACGTTGAAACAGACAAATCCCGTGGACTGACAAAAGTCAGCAAAGCGGAAGTTAAATATACCCCAGAGCAGAAACAATCCTGGTGGTCTCAGATTCTTTTCTATCAGCGCACCCGCGCAGCGCAGGGACGACCTGTCAGTGACGGCTGGTGTGCTCATACCTATAAACAAAAATTCGGCGTCTGGCCTCGTGGGTTACACCACACCCCGCAGCAAACAACGCCTGAAGTATCGAATTTCATCAAATCAAAACTGATCGCATTTGCGAAACGCAAAGAGAACTAGGGGGAAGCGGCATGAACACCAGACTGAGCACCAAAGAAGCAGCAATAGGCCGCTGGGCAGAAATTTATAAATACTTTGGCCTTCCTGGCGTGACGGAAATAAATACACCCCAGATCGCACCACCACAAACCCGGCGCGTACATCGCTGGCGCAGCAGCGCGAAAAGGTCAGTCGTAAATTTGCAAAGCTCACTCCGCTACGTGGTACCGGTGCTGAAGGCTATCTGAAAGGCAGGGGGATTAACTCTCTTCCGGTTGAGAGCATCAGATACTGCGACAAACAGCCTGTAGACGGCAAAAACCTTCAGGCTATTTATGCGCTGGCGACGGATGACAAAGGCGAGCTTTGCTATCTGCACCGCACCTTGCTCGACGGCGAGAAGAAAGCCCAAACAGGTGGCACAGCCAAAAAGATGATGAAGCTCCAGGAAGACAATTACCTGGAGTACGCCAAATCCGTAGCTATTCGTTTATTCCCTGTAGCCTCGACGCTGGGCATTGCCGAAGGCATCGAAACGGCACTGTCCTGCCATCAAATCACCAAGTGCAATACCTGGGCAACGATGAACACTGCGTTCATGAAGAAGTTCCGCGTACCTGCCGGGGTAAAGAACCTGATTATCTTTGCTGATGCTGACCCTAACGGTGCCGGGCATGCTGCCGCATTTGAATGTGCTGCTGCCAACCTGCATGCGAATAACGATCTGGAGAGTGTATCCGTCCGCTGGCCTGCGCAGGGTGACTTCAACGATCTACTGCTAAATGGCTCCGAAGTATTCGAATGGGTATTCCACAGGGGGATGAAGCAGTGAAGAAGCCAGCCAGACAAAAACTAAAGGTGTACAAGCCCAAGGTATGCGCTCAGTGCGGAAAGACATTCACCCCAGATCGTAACTTGCAGAAAGTGTGCGGCCCTCGCTGTGCGATTGACTACAACCGTGCGCTGAAAGCCAGGAAGGCGGAAGCAGAGAGAAAGGTTAGCCTGAAGATTCGTAAGAAGGCACTCCAGCCTCGTGGGTACTTTGTCAGTAAGGCACAAACGGCGTTTAACGCTTTTATCCGCGAACGTGATGAGGGTAAGCCTTGCCCGTCTTGCGGCACATATCATCCTCCGATGATTTTCGGCGGCCAGTGGGATTGTGGTCACTTCCTCAGTGTTGGATCACGTCCTGAACTGCGTTTTGAAGAGAAGAACGCTTACCGCCAGTGCAAAGCCTGTAACGGTGGTGCTGGTAGGTTTACAGCCAAAAATAAAACGGTGCAAGAACGCTACAGAGCAACGCTGATCGAATGGTTTGGTCTTGAGCTGGTGGAATGGCTGGAAGGTCCGCACGAGGCGAAGCATTACACCAGAGAAGAACTTGAAGAGATTGCGGCTACCTACCGCCGTAAAACCCGCGAACTGAAAAAGCAGAGGGCAGCATGACATACGACCTTATCTACTGTGATCCACCGTGGGAATACGGCAACAGAATCAGCAACGGCGCGGCCTGCAATCATTACAGCACTATGAACATGGAAGAACTTAAACGCCTTCCTGTCTGGTCACTGGCTGCTGAAAACGCTGTTCTGGCGATGTGGTACACCGGGACCCATAACCGTGAGGCTGTAGAGCTGGCTGAATCCTGGGGTTTCCGGGTAAGAACGATGAAAGGTTTTACGTGGGTGAAGCTGAACCAGAACGCTGCTGATCGCTTCAATAAGGCATTAAGTACAGGAGAGCTGGTGGACTTTAACGATCTGCTTGAAATGCTGGACCGTGAAACCCGCATGAACGGCGGTAACCATACCCGCAGTAATACCGAGGATGTGCTGATTGCTACCAGGGGAACGGGCTTACAACGCGCCAGCGCATCTGTAAAACAGGTTGTGCATACCTGCCTGGGAGAACACAGCGCAAAGCCGTGGGAAGTACGGAACCGACTGGAGAAACTTTACGGCGAAGTGAAACGAATCGAACTATTTGCTCGGGAAGAGTGGAACGGATGGGACCGCTGGGGAAATGAGTGCAACAACAGCATTGAAATGATTACGGGCCAGATAAAAGAGGTGAACAATGCAGCGTAATATCCAAATGGTAATGGAGCGCTGGGGCGCTTGGGCAGCAAACAACAGTGAAGACGTTACATGGGCTCATATTGCGGCTGGCTTTAAAGGACTCATACCAGCAAAGACCAAATCCCGCGTTCAGTGCTGTGATGATGATGCGATGGTTATCTGTGGCTGTATGGCCCGACTGAACAAAGGCAATAGTGAGCTTCATGATTTGCTGGTGGACTATTACCTGTTCGGAATGACATTCATGTCGCTGGCAAAAAAGCATAACTGCTCTGATGGTCATATAGGAAAAAAACTACAAAAGGGAGAAGGAATAATTGAAGGAATGCTGATGATGCTTGAAGTGAAACTTGAAATGGATGTCGAGGTGTCATTTATTCCTGTAAGAAAAATTGTCGCGGCTGCATAAAAATAGTTTACGTACGTAAAAATATGAATAAGCTGTTAAGAGTGGTCACTTAGACGCGAACTTAAATATTTCAGAACCTCGCCAATCGGCGGGGTTTTTCATTTTAGGTCCAGGCTAAAAACTGCAGATTAACCGTGACCGCATGAGCTTGCGGCCTGAACCCTTTCCCCTCGTTTCTGAGAGGATTCACAGTAATTGAGGGGGACCGATGTCCGAACCAATAACCGGCACAGGCTTAGCTGGTGGCGCTTTAACTGGGGCGAGTATTTACGGACTGCTAACCGGAACGGATTATGGCGTTGTGTTCGGTGCATTTGCTGGTTCTGTTTTCTACATAGCATCAGCTGCTGATTTGAGCACTTCACGCCGATTGGCATATTTCATCGTGTCATATATTGCCGGAATGCTCTGCGCTGGGTTAGTTGGGGCTAAATTGTCAGCTCTTACGGGATATAGCGATAAACCGCTGGATGCCATCGGTGCCGTAATCGTTTCTGCTTTAGCCGTCAAAATCCTGACGTTCCTGAACAATCAGGATATCGGCTCGCTGGTGGCGCTGATAACGCGCCGGGGAGGTTCAGGTGGTACTAAATGACCCATCGGCAACAATCAATGCGCTGCTTTGCGCTGGGGTAGTGCTAACCCTGATGTTTTACCGTCGCGGTGATTCCCGACATCGACCATGGATATCTCGCTTAGCGTGGCTGCTTACTGTCATCTACAGCGCCGTTCCGTTGGCGTATCTGTGTGGCATCTACCCTTATTCATCGTGGGCCACTATCGGGGCCAACATTATTTTCCTGTCCGTGCTGGTCGCCGTCAGAGGCAATGTGGCACGTCTGGTAGATCATCTGAGGCAATAATGAACCAATCACAATTTATGCAGGCGGCTGGTATCAGCGCCGGGCTTTCTGCACGCTGGTTTCCGCACATTGATGCTGCAATGAAAGAGTTTGGAATCACAGCAGTTAACGATCAGGCCATGTTCATTGCACAAGTTGGGCATGAATCCAATGGCTTTACCTCGCTGGTAGAGAACTTTAACTACTCGGTTGAAGGGCTGAAGAAAACCTTCGGTAAGCGCCTGACGACGTATCAGTGCGAAATGTTGGGGCGTGTCGATGGTAAACAGGTCGCTCACCAGCCACAAATAGCCAATCTGGTTTATGGTGACCGCATGGGGAATAACAGTCAGGGTGATGGCTGGAAATATCGCGGTCGTGGCCTGCTGCAAATCACTGGTCGTGAGAACTACACCAAATGCGGTACGGCGCTGAAGCTTGACCTTGTGAGCACTCCGGAACTATTGACGCAAGAGCGACACGCGGCCCGTTCGGCGGCATGGTACTTCACGTTACGCGGTTGTCTCCTCTATTCGGGGGATGTGGAACGCGTCACGCAGATTATTAACGGCGGGCAGAACGGCATTAAAGACCGCCGTGAACGTTACGCCAAAGCTAAAGCCGCACTGGTTTGAGGTCACTATGGGACTTGAAATGATTATCGGCCTGATTGTTGCCGCGCTGGCAGCAATTGCAGGTGCCTTTGGTCTGGGTAAATCTCGCGGTACCAGTATCGCAGAAACAAAAGCGGACCAGCAACGCACTGAAGAGCGTGCAGCAGCTACTGAAGCCGTCGCAGAACGCCGGGTAGAAACAACAAAAGGAGTCAGGGATGTACAGCAAACTGTTAGTCATCTTCCTGATGACGATGTTGACCGCGAGTTGCGCGAAAAATTTACCCGCAAAACCTGAAGTAACGGACACGGCCTGTGACTGGGTGAGCATCATCTACCTCACAGAGCACGATATTGCCGTGCTGGATAAACAGACGAAGCGGGACATTCTGGCGCATAACCTGTCTGTTCGGCGAAACTGCCCAAATAAAATCATTACAGCCTCTCAATAGCGGGGCTTTTTTATGCGTATCACACATCCACATGTAAAAGGAAAAATACCATGAGTAACAAAATCATTACGCTATCTGGCGCTGCTAATGAAGTGCTTTATGCGCTGTTTTTCCGTGGCGCGTTGCTGTCTGGTGATCTGCCTTCTAAATCTGGCACAGCCGAATTGCGCGAGCTTGGTTTTGCTGAAACCAGACACACAGCAACCGAATACCAGAAAGAAAATCACTTTACCTTTCTGACGTCAGAAGGTCAGAAATTTGCCGTTGAACATCTGGTCAATACGCGTTTTGGTAAGCAGCAATATTGCACTTCGATGACGCTTGGCGTTGAGATTGATACCTCTGCTGCACAAAAGGCAATCGACGAGCTGGACCAGCGCATTCGTGACACCGTCTCCTTCGAACTTATTCGCAATGGAGTGCCATTCATCAAGGACGCCGCTATTGCAAATGGTGTTATCCACGCAGCGGCAATCGATACACCTCAGCCGGTGACCAATATCTACAACATCAGCCTTGGTATCCGGCGTGATGAGCCGGTGCAGAATAAGGTAACCATCAGCGCCGACAAATTTGAAGTTAAATCTGGTGTTGATACCAATCTCGAAGCGGTGCTTGATAACGCGCTGAAAAATACTGCTGAATGTGCGGCGCTGGATGTCGCAAAGCAAATGGCAGCAGACAAGAAAGCAATGGATGAATTAACTTCCCATGTCCGCAAGGCCATTATGATGGAATGTTTCCCCGGTGGCGTTATCTGGCAGCAGTGCCGTCGATAGCCTGTGGAGGTCATATGCGTCTCACTGTATTAGATGACGATCCCGGCAGGAAGATTAATCTCGGTGTAGAGCGATACGCTGTTTTTCTCGATGGTATTGAAGTTAAACATGTCTTCACTGCTGACGATGAGAAGGGCGAAGTAATCGCTGCTGTTCTCGATGAGCGTGGTTATATGACGACAGATAACGGTGAAGTGAAGCGGCAAACGCTTTACGGTTCCGTGAGGATTGAACCATGCCAGCGTTAATCCCTCGCGCATGTCGCAAGAGAGGTTGTCCCGGTACGACTACTGACCGTTCAGGCTACTGTGAGCAGCATCGCAATGAGGGCTGGCAACAGCACCAGCAGGGTAAGAGTCGCCATGAGCGTGGCTACGGTAGTAAGTGGGATATCAAACGAGCCCGTATCCTGAAGCGTGACAACCATCTGTGTCAGAACTGCCTGCGTACTGGACGCGCTGTCGCGGCCACAACCGTTGACCATATCAAGGCTAAGGCTCATGGGGGTACCGATGATGATTCGAACCTTGAAAGCCTGTGCTGGCCTTGCCACCGCTCGAAAACAGGGCGTGAACGCTTCAAATGATAATGATTACCATCAACGGATGTGGAGGGGAGGGGGAGGTCAAATCCCTGTAACCGGGCGCCCAAAGGACCGCCGCCTAGCCTTTCTTCACATCGCCGCAGGTTAGAAAACTTTTTTTGGGGTTCCCCAACTGATGATTAATAGGAGTTTTCGATTATGTCAGGACCGCCGAAAACCCCTACACATCTGCGTTTGGTGAGGGGTAACCCTTCCAAACGACCGATCAACAATAACGAGCCGCAGCCACCTAAAGGGGTCCCCCCAGTTCCCAAGCATTTCGACAAGCAGGGGAAGTACTGGTTTAAGCGGATGGCCGAAGAACTTGATGCCATTGGCGTCATATCTCAGCTGGATGCCAGGGCTCTGGAGTTGCTGGTAGAGGCATATACGGAATACCGCCATCATTGTGAAACGCTGGATCGGGAAGGTTATACCTATGCGGTATACAGCGATGATGATGCTGATGAAGGGAAAGAGCGTGAAATACGCATGATCAAGCCGCATCCGGCAGCCATGATGAAAGCTGATGCCTGGAAGCGACTTCGCGCGATGTTAGCGGAGTTTGGTATGACTCCTTCCAGCAGGTCTAAGGTCAGTAAAGACAAACCAGACGATGATGATCTGTTAAGTCAATTTCTAAATTCGAGGGACTGATGGCAAAAGTTACTGATGGCATACGTTACGCCGAACGCGTCGTTGCCGGGGAGGTTATTGCCTGTGAATTTGTCCGTCTTTCCTGTCAGCGATTTCTGGATGATCTGAAGCACGGTGAAGAACGTGGCATCTATTTCAGCGAGCCCCGCGCACAGCACATCCTCAATTTCTATAAATTCGTGCCTCATGTTAAAGGAGCACTGGCAGGCCAGCCGATTGAGTTGATGGGCTGGCATGTTTTCATTCTGATCAACATCTTCGGTTTTGTTATACCTCTGGTAAATGAAGAAACAGGCGAAGTTGTGCTGCGTAATGATGGCAGCGGTCGTCCGGTGATGGTCCGCAGGTTTCGTACGGCATATAACGAAGTTGCCCGTAAAAATGCTAAATCGACATTATCCTCTGGCGTTGGTCTTTATATGGCAGGTGCCGATGGTGAGGGCGGGGCAGAGGTTTATTCCGCAGCGACAACGCGGGATCAGGCTCGCATCGTTTTTGAAGATGCGAAAAACATGGTTAAAAAAGCGAAACCCACACTGGGGCGACTGTTTGAATTCAATAAACTGGCGATTTACCAGGAGCAAACAGCATCCAAGTTTGAACCGCTTTCTTCTGATGCCAACAATCTTGATGGTCTCAATATCCATTGCGGCATCGTAGACGAACTTCATGCGCATAAAACCCGTGATGTCTGGGACGTTCTTGAAACTGCAACCGGCGCACGATTGCAGTCTCTGCTGTTTGGCATAACGACAGCGGGTTTTAACAAAGAAGGTATTTGTTACGAGCTGCGAGATTATGCCATTAAGGTGCTGCGTGGTTATAACAGCGAAGTGGAAGGCGCGGTAAAAGACGATACCTTTTTCGCTATCATCTTCACCCTGGATAAGGATGATGATCCGTTTGATGAAACGGTCTGGCAAAAGGCTAACCCCGGGCTGGGTATCTGTAAGCGCTGGGATGATCTTCGCCGCCTGGCAAAGAAGGCCAAAGAACAGGTTTCCGCCAGGGTTAACTTTTTCACCAAACACATGAATATCTGGGTGACCGCAGAGTCAGCCTGGATGGACATGATTAAGTGGGAAAACTGCGAGTTTATCGCTCCACGTCATGAGCTGAAAACTTACCCGATGTGGGCAGGCGTGGATCTGGCCCACAAGATTGATATTTGCGCAGCAGTAAAACTCTGGAGGGCAGACAACGGTCACGCGCATGCAGACTTTAAATTCTGGTTACCCGAAGGGCGGCTGGAAAAATGTTCCGCTCAAATGGCGCAGATGTATCGCAAATGGGCTGAGCTTGGGAAGCTGGAACTGACCGATGGTGATGTTATCGATCATGCGCAGATTAAAGCAGATTTTCTGGAATGGATTAGCGGCGAAAACCTGAAGGAAACCGGGTTCGACCCTTGGAGCGCAACGCAGTTTAGCCTGGCTCTGGCAGAAGAGGGTGTGCCGCTGGTGGAGGTTCCGCAGACGGTCAGAAACTTTTCTGAGTCAATGAAAGAGGTGGAGTCTCTGGTTTATGGCGGGCGTTTTCATCACAGCAATCATCCGGTTATGAACTGGATGATGTCTAACGTCACCGTCAAGCCTGACAAAAACGACAATATCTTTCCGAACAAATCCACACCCGAAGCAAAAATAGACGGTCCCGCTGCACTATTTACTGCGATGAGCAGAATGCTGGTTAACGGTGGTGGTGAAGCTGATTTCCTGTCCACACTCGACCCTGACGAAGACCTTTTAATTCTATGAAAACATTAATGACTGATGCTATCGGGCTGGCAGGTTTCGGTTCGCTCGCTGCTGGCGTGTATCTCCAGTTCGGGCTGGCTTCATCTCTGATGATGTCCGGTGGTTTGCTTCTGCTTTATGCACTGGTGGTCGCAATGAGGGGGAAAAATGCTGCTTGATGCCCTGTTTCGCAATGAACCACTGGAGAATCCCTCTACGCCAATTACTGGAGAATCAGCAGAAACGGACAATATTTTTGCCCGCGACGTTTTTGTCAGCCCAGAAACGGCGATGAAACTGGCGGCTGTTTACGCCTGTATTTATGTTATTTCGTCAAATATTGCGCAGATGCCGCTACACGTGATGCGTAAAACCAATAACAAGGTTGAAGCTGCGCGCGACCATCCTGTGTTCTACCTGGTGCACGATGAGCCGAACGTGTGGCAGACCAGCTATAAATGGCGCGAGTTAAAGCAACGTCATATTTTGGGCTGGGGTAATGGCTATACGTGGGTAAAACGTTCCAGACGCGGTGAGGTTTCCGGCCTGGAATGCTGTATGCCGTGGGAAACCACGCTACTCAACACCGGAGGGCGTTACACCTATGGGGTTTACAACGAAGAAGGCGCGTTTGCTATAAACCCAGACGATATGGTGCATATCAGGGCGCTCGGTAATAACCAGAAAATGGGACTCAGCCCGATCATGCAACACGCAGAGACGATCGGTATGGGAATGAGCGGTCAGGCATACACTAGTTCATTCTTCAGTGGTAATGCCCGACCAGCCGGCATCATTTCGGTGAAAAGCCAGTTGAATGATGACAGTTGGGGGCGTTTAAAAAGCATGTGGCAAAAAGCAGTTGTTGCGCTGCGTAGCCAGGAGAATAAAACAATGCTTCTCCCGGCAGAGCTGGATTACAAAGCGCTGACTGTTTCCCCTGTTGATGCGCAGATCATCGACATGTCTAAACTGAACCGCTCCATGATTGCCGGGATATTCAACGTTCCTGCACACATGATTAACGATCTCGAAAAAGCCACCTTCTCAAACATTACGCAGCAGGCCATTCAGTTTGTCCGCTACACGATCATGCCGTGGGTAACGAACTGGGAGCAGGAACTTAACCGACGGCTGTTTACTCGTGCGGAGCTGGCGGCAGGGTATTACGTCCGGTTTAACCTGACAGGCCTGCTACGCGGAACCCCGCAGGAGCGTGCTCAGTTCTACCACTTTGCGATCACTGATGGCTGGATGAGCCGCAACGAGGCGCGAGCCTTCGAAGATATGAACCCGGTAGACGGCCTTGATGAAATGCTGGTAAGCGTGAACGCGGCTAACCCGGCAGACGATTTTAAGGCACCAAAAACCGACGAGGAAAAAACCAATGAATGACCGTGAAACGCGCTGCTATAGCGGGGAGGTTCGCGCGGAACAACGCACCGATGAGCCCACCCGCATTCTGGGTTACGGATCGGTGTTTAACAGTCGCTCGGAACCTCTCTGGGGTTTTCGTGAAATTATCAAACCCGGTGCTTTTGACGATGTGCTGAATGATGATGTTCGCGGGCTGTTTAACCATGACCCTAATTTTATCCTTGGTCGTAGCGCTGCCGGAACGTTGTCACTGTCTGTAGATGATCGCGGTCTGCGTTACGACATTACTGCGCCGGATACGCAAACCATTCGCGACCTGGTGCTGGCACCGATGCTTCGTGGTGACATTAACCAGTCGTCCTTTGCCTTTCGAGTCGCCCGTGATGGCGAGCACTGGTATGAGGACGACGAAGGGGTAGTTATTCGCGAAATATCGAAGTTTTCCCGGCTGTTTGATGTCAGTCCGGTGACCTATCCCGCATATCAGGAGGCCGATTCCGGCGTCCGATCGATGAAAGCCTGGCAGGAGGCGCGCGACGGTGGTGCGCTACATAACGCCATTAATCAACGAATGGCGCGTGAGCGCCTGCTGACTCTTCTTAACGCGTAAGGAAAAACCATGAAACTGCATGAAATGAAGCAAAAACGTAATACCATCGCCACTGATATGCGTGCTCTGCACGATAAAATTGGTGATACCACCTGGACAGAAGAGCAGCGCACTCAGTGGAACGCCGCAAAATCCGAACTGGACGCGCTTGATGAGCGTATCGCTCGTGAAGAGGAATTGCGCCGCCATGATCAGTCTTTTGTTGATGAACAGGAGCCTGAACAGCGCCAGCGTCAGGAAACTCCTGAAATGCAGGCAGAAGTGCGCCGTGCTGCAGCATTCGATCGTCTCCTGCGCCATGGCTTCGGTGAGCTGACTGCTGAAGAACGCCAGGCCGTTAAAGAACTTCGTGCGCAGGGAACGACACCTGATGATAAAGGTGGTTATACGGTCCCTACCCAGATGCGTAATACCATCATTGATGCAATGAAAGCTTACGGCGGGATCGTGAGCGTTGCGCAAATCCTCAATACTTCAAACGGTCAGGATATTACCTGGTCCACTTCTGATGGTACTGCTGAAGAGGGGGAACTGCTTGCAGAAAACTCTGCAGCAACGGAGGGGGATGTGACTTTCGGTACCGCAATCCTGGGTGCTAAAAAACTGTCATCCAAAATTATCCGCGTCTCCAATGAGCTGCTGCAGGACAGCGGTGTAGATATTGAGGCATACCTGGCTGGACGTATTGCACAGCGTATTGGTCGCGGTGAAGCCAAATATCTCGTACAGGGTACCGGCGCTGGTACACCTCAGCAACCTAAAGGGCTGGCGGCTTCAGTAACCGGGACTGTTTCTGCGGCGGCGGCCGCAGCATTCACCTGGCAGGAAATGAACAGCCTGAAACACGCGATTGATCCGGCATATCGCGGTGGTCCAAGTTTCCGCTGGGCGTTTAATGACGGCACTCTTCAGGTAATCGAAGAGATGGTGGATGATCAGAAGCGCCCTCTGTGGCTACCGGATGTAGTTGGAGGCTCCCCGGCAACCGTTCTTGGTATTCCCTATGTAATTGATCAGGCGATTGATGCTGCGGCAGCGAGTAAGAAATTTATTTTCCTGGGTGATTTCAATCGCTTCATTGTTCGCCGCGTTTCCTACATGACCCTGAAGCGTCTGATTGAGCGTTACGCGGAGTATGATCAAACCGCATTCCTGGCCTTCCATCGCTTCGACTGCGTGCTGGAAGATACTGCGGCCATCAAAGCGCTGGTGGGTAAGGCACCGTAATCAATACTTCTGCTGTCTCCTGATGCCGCGTAAGCGGTTTTTTTATGCCCGCAGTTCGCTGCGGGCCGGGTAAACACGATGAACGAAATGATAGAGAAGCTAAGGGCTCAGTGTCGGATCGATGCTGACGATACAACGGAAGATGAAATGTTGTTGCTCTATTACGGCGCTGCAAGGCGTATGGCAGAGAATTACATCAACCGAAAACTGTATGAAGACAAGGTACCTGAATCTGATCCTGATGGACTCAGTATTGCTGACGATATCCTCCTGGCATTGATGCTTCTCGTTGGGCACTGGTTTGAAAACAGAGAACCAGTCAATGTCGGAAATATTGTTACCACCTTCCCGTTTGGTTTTGAGTCTTTGCTTCAACCGTACCGATACATACCGCTATAGGGAGGGATTATGCAGGCAGGTCGCTTACGCCATCGTATCACTATCCTGAACTTTTCTTCTTTTCGCGATACGACAGGCCAGCCGGTTGAAGAGTGGCAGGAGGGAAAGACCATATGGGCGGAAGTGCTGGGTATCAGTGGCAGGGAGCAGTTGCAATCGGGGGCGGAAACGGCGCAGGCAACGATCCGGGTGTGGGTCCGTTTCCGGCGTGATGTGACTGCTGCGTCAAGATTAAAGGTGCTCACAGGACCATTTAAAGGCGCGGTACTGAATATCATCAGCCCCCCCATACCCGACAGTAAAGCCACCAGGCTGGAAATACTCTGTAAAAATGGAGCAGAAAAATGATTGATATCACTCTGGATTTTTCTGGCCTTGAAGAGATATCCCGCGATCTGGAATTACTGAGCCGTGCCGAAAACAACAAAGTTCTGCGCGATGCCACTCGAGCTGGTGCTGAGGTTCTGAAAGATGAGGTGATAGTAAGAGCGCCTGAACGAACCGGCAAGCTGAAGAAAAACGTTGTGGTGCTGACGCAGCGATCACGTAAACGCGGTGATATTTCATCCGGTGTTCATATTCGTGGTCGAAACATGCGAACGGGTAACAGCGATAATTCAATGAAAGCCTCCGATCGACGTAACGCGTTTTACTGGCGATTTGTCGAAATGGGCACAGTGAATATGCCCCCACATCCTTTTGTCCGTCCTGCGTTTGATACCCGCGAAGAACTGGCGACGCAGGTTGCTATGAAACGCATGAATCAGGCCATTGATGAGGTGTTGAGTAAATGACGGAAGATGACCTTTATCTTTTGCTGAAGCCTCTGGCCGGTGGACAGGTTTATCCTTACGTTGCGCCGTTGGGTAGTGATGGCCAGCCCTCGATATCGCCGCCATGGGTAATTTTTTCACTTATTTCTGATGTGACCGCCGATGTTCTTTGCGGACAGGCCGAATCCGGGATATCGGTTCAGGTGGATGTTTACTCACTGACTCTCAAAGAGGCGCGGAATCTTCGTGATATGGCGCTTCAGGCGGTTAAGCCACTCAATCCCACCAATATAAGCAAAACTCCTGGTTATGAACCAGAGAATCGGTATTACCGGGCGACGCTGGAATTTCAGGTTACTGTCTGACACATCCATTAACTCACAGACCCGCTACAGCGGGTTTTCTATTTTCAGGAGACAAATATGTCCTCACTGTATGAAAAATCGCAACTGACGAAGATCCTTATTTCCTCCTTGCCAGCCACCAAGGAAACGATGGACTCCGCAACCTTGCTCGATCTGAGTTGCACCATCAAAGAAATTCAATTCACCGGTGGTCAGAAGCAGGATATCGACGTAACCACGCTTTGCTCTACCGAGCAGGAGAACATCAACGGCCTGCCTTCTCCGTCAGAAATCTCTCTGTCCGGCAACTTCTACAAAAACCCGGCGCAGGACGCCTTGCGTGAAGCGTATGACAACGATACGACCTACGCTTTCCAGGTTATCTTCCCGTCCGGCAAGGGCTTTAAGTTCCTGGCTGAAATCCGCCAGCACACCTGGTCTTCCGGTACCAACGGCGTAGTTGCGGCAACGTTCTCCGTGCGCCTGAAAGGTAAGCCTGAAAACATCGAGTCTGGCTCCTGAGAGGTCGCATGAAGAATATTAAAAATCTCGCCCTGGCTAAGATGTCGGGATTTCGTCATAAGACGGTCGCCGTTCCTGAGTGGGAGGGCGTCAAAGTGGTTCTGCGTGAGCCGTCAGGTGAAGCCTGGCTGCGCTGGCAGGAGGTGGTGAAAGCGGGTACTGATGATGAAAATGTGTCGGTATCGGAAAAGGCACACCGTAATCTTTGCGCTGACGTGGTGCTCTTCATTGACGTTCTGTGTGACACCGATAAGCAGCCGGTATTCAGCGTAGACGAAGAAGAGCAGGTGCGTGAAATCTACGGCCCCGTCCATTCACGCCTGCTCAAACAGGCGCTTGACCTGATCAACAACGCGGACGAAGCGCGGGAAAAGTCTCAACCCCCGGCGTAAAGTTTCTGATGTCGCTTGCGCTCCGGATGGGGCGCACGCTCTCAGAGCTTCGGCAGAATATGACGGCAAGCGAGCTTCTGATGTGGATTGAGTACGACAGGCAAAGTCCGGTTGGCGATATCCGTGGCGACATTCAGGCCGCCCAGCTCGTCTCTGCCATCTACGGATCGCAGGGGGCAAAAGTACCGCTGGACGATGCGATCCTGCGCTGGGGTGGTGATGAGCAATCAGCACCGAAGGACCCGTTTGCAGGGCTTGAGGCAGCGCTAACTGCTGCAACTCAGTGACATTTTGCTACATACATAATATTATCCCTCTTTAACTGGAGGGATTATGGTGAAAATTTTAATACTCATAATATTTCTGATTGCGGGTTGTACTGGTGATACAAGGAACGATATAAAGAATAATAAAAAACTTTCTTTCTCATCAAGTAAAAGTGCAGATGACGTAAGTGGTTGTATACTAGATAAACTAGATTTTTTAATACCAGAAAAAGTTGTTACCAATAACTTAGTTGATGGGGAAGGTTTGGAGATTTATATTGGTGCGATTCAGTTCTCCCGCATGAAGTATTTTCATAGGGTAGAGGTTAAAAAAAACAATAGTCAATCTTTAATCTCTTATCATCGTTCTGAAACTGACTTCGTACCAATTTCTGAAAAGGAAGTTTTGGAAATAATCAAAGAATGCAAATGAAATTAATTATCTCATTATGATAACCCGCCTCGGCGGGTTTTTTTTCGCCTGGAGAAATGTGATGGCAACATTACGTGAATTGATTATTAAAATTTCTGCTAACTCGCAATCATTCCAGACGGAAATTTCCCGCGCCTCACGAATGGGGCAGGATTATTACCGCACAATGCAAAATGGTGGTCGGCAGGCGGCAGCCGCGTCCAGAGAAACTCAGAGAGCTTTGGCTGACTTAACGGGGCAACTTAATTCCGCTAAGGCATCTGCTGTTGGTCTTGCCGGAGCATTTGCAGGAGCATATGCCACCGGGCACCTTATTTCTTTGGCTGATGAGTGGAGTTCAGTTAACGCCAGGTTAAAGCAGGCATCACAATCTACAGATGATTTCAACGAGTCACAGCGCGCGCTGATGGAAATCAGTCAGCGAACCGGTACGGCATTTTCAGATAATGCCAGCCTCTTTGCGCGTTCAGCCGCTTCTATGCGTGAATATGGCTACAGTTCAGAAGAGGTTCTGAAGGTAACCGAGGCTATATCAACAGGGCTTAAGCTGTCAGGTGCAAGCTCGTCTGAGGCCAGTTCTGTAATCACGCAGTTCAGCCAGGCTCTGGCGCAGGGTGTTCTTCGTGGCGAGGAATTTAACTCCGTCAACGAAAACGGTGATCGCGTTATTCGCGCGCTGGCATCCGGCATGGGTGTCGCCAGGAAAGACTTAAAGGCTATGGCCGATCAGGGACAACTTACCGCCGATAAAGTTGTTCCGGCTTTAATCAGCCAGCTTGGGGCGTTACAGGATGAATATAGCGCGATGCCACAGACCGTTGCATCAGCAACGACCAAAATTGAAAACGCATTTCTGGCGTGGGTAGGTGGTGCAAATGAAGCCACTGGGGCGACAAGCGCGCTAACCGGGGCATTGAATGCGATTTCAGATAATATCAATACCGTTGCCTCTGCTGCTGGCGTGCTGGCGGCCATCGGAGGTTCAAGATTTATTGGCGGCATGATTGGCGATCTTGGAAGCCAGACGGCGCAGTTGGTTGAAGCGAGGAAAAATGAAATAGCGCTCGCCGCCGCAAGGGCAAGTACAGCCACACAATCACAGCGCAAGGCCGCTGCCGATGCTATTGCTGCTGAGCGGGCTTACCAGCTTGCCCAGTCAGAACTTGTGCTGGCAAAGAATACTAATGCTGAGGCTACTGCAACTCAAAATGCCATATCCAAGCGCCGGGCAATGATTACAGCAAATGCGGCACTGGTACAGTCAAACAGAGCTGTTGCAGCCTCTCAGCAGGCACTAAACTCTGCAACATCAGTGCTGGGGCTTGTAAAAACAGGCGCTACAGGCCTGCTGGGTCTTGTCGGTGGGTTGCCTGGGCTGTTGATGCTGGGGGCCGGTGCCTGGTACACGATGTATCAGAATCAGGAGCAGGCACGTCGTTCCGCCCAGGAGTATGCTGGTCAGATTGATGAAATCAGGCAAAAAACCTCAAAAATGTCTCTGACCGAGACGGATGAAAATCGTGGGCAAACCGTTGAGGCTCTCGTTGAACAAAATCGTTTGGTTGATGAGCAAGCCAAAAAGGTTGGTGAGCTGAAGAACCAGATCGACGATTTGAGTGCATCTCGCGGAAAGCCCGGCATAACCAGCGAAAACGATGCAAATATCCTGAGAGCCATAGCGATAGTTACGGATCAGCTCGCGGTTGAGGAAGGGAAATTAAATGATATGCGGGAAAAATCTCGCAATATCCAGCAAACCCTTGAGGGCATTGAAAGGCAGCGTAACGATCTGATTAAGGAACATGCCTGGCGTCAGAATGCATTGTACCAGTCGCAATTGATGATGAATGGTCAGCATGAAAGGTTTAATAGCCTTCTCGGTTTAGGCAACCAACTTCTCATGGCACGTCAGGGGCTGGCTAACGTCCCACTCAGGCTGCCTCAGGCCGACCTCGACAAAAAACAAACCGATGCTCTCGAAAAGAGTCGCCGGGATCTGGAGTTGTCACGCCTGAAGGGTGAGGCCAAAGAGCGCCTGCGTCTGAGTTATGCAGCCGATGACCTGGGGTTAACCAGTGATCCTCAATTCCAGACAGGCCGTCAGGAGTTGATTAATAACGGCCTGGCGGAATGGCGGAACACTGAGGCCAACAAACCGAAGGCGAAGGGCGGTAAAACCGAAGGCGAGAAAACAGAGGATGTATATAAGCGCCTTATCAAGCAGCAAAAAGAGCAGATCGCCCTGCAGGGTCAGAATACTGAACTGGCGAAGGTTAAATTTCAGGTCAGCCAGGGGGAGCTTGCTTCTCTGACAGAAGCCCAGAAAAAGACGGTATTGCAGAATGCAGCGCTAATTGACCAGGTTAAATTGCGTGAGCAACTGCGAAATTACGAAGCCAACCTCGCCGACAGTAACGCCAGCGCCCGAGCAGCTAATGAAGGGCAACTGCTGGGTTACGGGCAGGGTACCAGGTTCCGTGAAAGACTTCAGGAGCAGTTCAATCTGCGTAAGGAGTTCGAGCAGAAGAATACCGATCTTCTCCGCCAGCGTCAGGCTGGTGAAATCGACGAGACGTTCTATCAGCAGGGACTGGCACTTAATAAGCGCTATCTCGATGAGCGCCTGCGCGACCAGGAGGGATATTACGCAGCTTCTGATGCGCAGCGTGACGACTGGATGACGGGACTGTCTGAGGGTTATGCGAACTGGGTGGACGAAGCTACTGATTATTCTTCCATGGCCGCTGACGGCATGAAGCAGGCTATGGGTGGCGCCGTCACCACGATCACCGACATGCTCAATGGCAACGTTGACAGCTGGAAGGACTGGGGCGTCAGCGTACTGAAGATTATCCAGAACGTTCTGGTGAACATGGCTGTTGCTAACGGCGTCAGCTCAATTGGGTCGCTGTTCAGTTTTGGCGCCTCATCAGCCGCTACCGCCAGCAGCGGTACCGCTATTCAGAATGCTGGCGCGAACTTTACCTTTAATGCGAAGGGCAATGTTTACGACTCTCCGTCCCTTAGCGCTTACAGCAATGGCGTTTTTCAGACGCCTCAGCTGTTTGCTTTTGCCAAAGGGGCGGGCGTTTTCGGCGAGGCGGGTCCGGAAGCTATTATGCCGCTCACGCGCGCCGCTGATGGTTCGCTGGGCGTTAGGGCAGTTGGCACCCCTCAGGTCTCTGGCGGTGTACCTTCAGTTAACTTCGGCGATATCAATATCCAGGGCGGAAATCCACAGGCGGCCAGTCAGGGTACTGCTGGAGCAGCAGGCAGGCAGCTTAAGGATGCCATCACTGGCGTCATTAACGAACAGGCCAGCATGCCGGGCTCGCCTCTGTGGCGATTAATCAAGGGAGTTTAACCATGACAGTAGAAACCTTCAGCTGGTGCCCAAAGGTTGCCTCTCAGGTTGATACAAATTTTCGTACCCGAAAGGCACAGTTTGGCGATGGCTATACGCAGGTGGCAGGGGATGGTATCAACCCGGTAACACCTCAGTGGAGCGTGAGCTTTACCGGTGACGAGGCTTACATTCAGGCCATTAAAAACTTTCTGAACAGACATGCCGGGTGGAAGTCATTTATCTGGAAGCCGCCGCTTGAGCCTTCAGGTTTATGGCGCGCGGAATCCTTCCAGATATCTACCCACGGCAACAAAAAATACACCCTCAGCAGCACATTCATACAGGCATACCATCCATGAGTATTTCATCTGATGTCCAGAAACTGGAACCGGGTAAGCGCGTCCGCCTGATCGAGGTGGACGGCTCAGCGTTCGGTGCGGGTATTCTTCGCTTTCACAACGAGACAATCCCGCATACCGAGGCGGAAATCATCGCCGCAGGCGGCGACGAGTCAAAACTTGAGCCGAAGTCGGTGTGGTGGCAGGGGCAGGAGTATGGCGCGTGGCCGTATGAACTGACCGGCATATCTGTAAGCAGTGACGGCCAGAGTTCACGGCCGTCACTCACTGTTGCAAACATCAGCGGTACGATTGGCGCGCTGTGCCGCAGGTTTCAGGGGATGGCTAAAGCAAAGGTGATCATCCATGACACCTTCGCTCACTACCTGGACGCAAGAAATTTTCCTGACGGGAACCCAACTGCGAATCCCAACGAGGAGCGCAAACAGGTTTATTACATCGACCGTAAATCAGGATCAGACGATGAAACCGTAGAGTTTGAGCTTTCCAGTCCAGCTGATTTGCGCGGGCAACTCATTCCGACCCGGCAAATTCAGCCAATGTGCACGTGGTGCATGCGGGGCTGGTACAAAACGGGGAACGGCTGCACCTACGCCGGGCAAAACGGCTGGTTCGATAAAGACGGCAACCGGGTGGACGATCCTTCACAGGATGTTTGCTCCGGACTGCTGTCAACAGGCTGTAAACCTCGCTTCGGAGAGAATGAACAGCTGGATTATGGCGGGTTTCCCGGGGCTTCACTTCTGAGAGGATAATTATGCGCGACAAAACAGTTAGCGCCATTCTGGCACATGCCGCCGCATCCTTCCCTGAAGAGTGCTGTGGCGTGGTTATCCAGAAGGGGCGGGTGGAGAAGTACATCTCCTGCAAAAATAATGCTGAGTCGCCGACTGAGCAATTCGAACTTAATCCTGAGGATTATGCGGCCGCCGAAGAGCAGGGCACTGTGGTGGCGATCGTCCACAGTCACCCCGGCGACGGGGCAACAACCCAACCGAGCGAGCTCGACATGCTGATGTGTGATGCCACGGAACTGCCGTGGATTATTGCATCGTGGCCGGAGGGCGATATTCGGACCGTCATGCCTCGAGGAAACCGACCCCTCACAGGGCGCCAGTTTGTACTCGGATATGCAGACTGCTGGTCTCTCATCATGGACTATTTCCGCATCGAACACGGCATTGAACTGCCCAACTACAGCGTAGATCGCCACTGGTGGGAGCAGGGTGAAAACCTCTATATGGATAACTGGCAGGAATGCGGTTTCCGTGAGTACGACGGTCCCGCTCAGCCCGGTGACATGGTTATCATGCAGGTTCAGTCCACCGTCCCGAACCATGCCGGGATTTTGCTGGAAGGCAGCATGCTACTTCATCACATGTATGGCCAGCTAAGCCAGCGTATTCCCTACGGCGGCTATTACCGTGACCGTACCATCAAAATTCTGCGTTATAAGGATTTGATGTAATGGAAAGAAAAACCGTTATCAAACTCAGCGGCTCAATGGCCCAGCGATTTGGCAGGACACATCGCCGGGCGCTAACGTCCGCCAGCGAAGTTTTCAGGGCGCTTTCAAACACAATTGACGGATTTGATGCTTACCTGCGCGAGACCAGAGCGAAAGGGCTGGACTTTGTCATCTTCCGAAACCAAATAAACATAGGAAAGGAAGAGTATGAGCTTCTTGGGCCTGGCGATGAACTTCGCATTATCCCTGTCATACGCGGTAGTAAAAGGGCGGGACTCTTTCAAATTATTACAGCCGCCGCAATTGTGGCTTTCACCTGGTGGAACCCAATAGGATGGGCTGCAGGTACACAAATGGCGCTATATGCTGCAGCTGGTTCTATGGCAGTTGGTGGCGTGGTGCAAATGCTCTCCCCTCAGGTATCAGGTCTGCGAATGCGGCAGGATCCTGATAACAAACCCTCTTATGCGTTTGGTGGGCCCGTTAACACAACAGCATCTGGCAATCCCGTCCCCCTGCTTTATGGGCAAAGGGAAATTGGCGGCGCGATTATCTCAGCCGGGATTTATGCCGAAGATCAGCAATAAGCCTCATCCCTGAGGCCGGAGAGATGTTATGGATAAACAGCTATTTTTACAGCGGTACAGCCTGGCCACTGATGATTTCAGAGTTCAGCCGTTTTGTGGTTTTCACGAGACTATCAAACATTGTTTCAAGCGAGAGCCAGGCATCTTGGATGCCATTCCCGTAAGCCTGGAAATAGATACAGAATCTGTGCCCGGTCAACTTGTTCCCATCGGGGGTGATGTAGTCCGTTATGAGGGGGCTGATGCGGAAGGAGCCTTTTCTAAAATCGGACCTTTCTATCTGAAGGTATATCGATAATTTATCGTAAACCCATATGATTGCTTCTTTGTTTGCATTCATTTCTATCTGTCGAAGGAAAAATTCGAAGCGGCCTGTTATTCCATGTGTACACCTGAATAAGGCTGCTGATGGATCATCCTTAGGTTCTCCAGAGAGCATACAGTCGGTGCTTTCCAGGGCACTTCCTGGACCGTTTATCCATCTAATAAAATCGTAAAAATTTTGTACCGATATTTGGTCTGCGTGCTCTACAAAGTCTTCTAAATGTGTAGTGATGAGTTCGGGGTGCTCTCTAAAATTATAGTATTTCCCCGCTTTATACTGATGTCCTTCGGTTGCACCCCATGGTTGGGAACGTCTTCCGGATTCCGTTATTTCAAAGGATGACACGACAATCATTTCACTTTCCTTAACCTATTTGATCCAGACGAAAGTTTTATTTAGTAACTACAGCAAAGTATCAACATACCCAGGGCTGTAAGGAATCAACATCCTGATATTCAAACAGTAGCCACCTTAAGGTGGCTTTTTTATGGGCGAAATATGACAACGACGATCATCAAAGGCCGCGGTAAAGGTGGCAGCAATCAGACCCGAACGCCCGTGGAAGCACCGGATAGCATTCAGTCCATTGCAAGGGCAAAGGTGTTGATTGCGCTTGGAGAGGGTGAGTTCGCTGGCGGGCTTGATGGTAAAAACATTTTTCTTGGTGACTCATCTTCGTACACGCCTCTTCAGAACGCCGACGGGAGTTATAACTTCAATAATGTGAAATATGAGTTCCGTTCCGGTACTCAGGACCAGGACTACATTCAGGGCTTCCCCGGCATTGAAAACGAACTTCAGGTTTCATATGAGCTGAAACAGGCTGTGCCGTACGTGCGCGCGGTATCCAACACGCAACTCTCTGCGCTGCGAATTCGCCTGGGGTGGCCAACTCTTTTACTCCAGAAAAACAACGGTGATAAAGTCGGCACCCGCGTTGAGTATGCTATCGATCTGTCGGTCGATGGCGGGCCGTATGAAACGGTGGTTAACGGTGCGGTCGATGACAAAACTACGTCGCTTTATGAGCGCAGTCACCGCGTTAACCTTCCAAAAGCCTCGACTGGATGGCAGTTACGGGTTCGCAGAATCACGCCGGATTCCACGAGCGTGAATATCGTGGACACCATGCGCGTTGTAGCTGTAACTGAAATTATTGACGCCAAACTTCGCTACGTTAACACAGCGCTGCTGTATGTAGAGTTTGACGCAAAGCAGTTCCCTAATGGCATTCCTCAGGTTGTGTGCAATCCGAAAGGGCGAATCATCCGTGTACCTGATACTTATGATCCCGAAACCCGCACTTACTCTGGTACATGGGAGGGCGTATTTAAATGGGCATGGACGGATAACCCTGCCTGGATTTATTACGACATCATTCTGAACGAGCGCTTCGGGCTGGGTCAAAGAATCGATGCGACTCAGATAGACAAATGGGAGTTATATCGCATCGCTCAGTATTGCGATCAGCAGGTACCAGACGGTAAGGGCGGAAGCGGGACGGAGCCTCGTTTTCGTTGCAACGTTTATATCCAGGACCGTAATGACGCCTGGACCGTACTTCGTGATCTGGCGGGTATATTTCGCGGCATGACGTACTGGGGCGACAATAAGATGTATGTCCTGGCTGATATGCCCCGCGATGTGTGGCACATCTATAACCATGCCAGCGTTGTTGAGGGAAAATTTACCTTTGCGGACCCGAGTGAAACCACCCGAAATACTGCCGCACTGGTGAACTGGTCAGACCCAGCCAACCACTTCAAAGACACGCCTGAGCCTGTTTACGATAACGATCTGGCCATGCGCTTCGATTATCGTCAGTTAGAAATGACTGCAATCGGCTGTACCAGGCAGTCAGAGGCAAACCGGCGGGGGCGCTGGGCGCTGCTTACTAACGGTATCGGCGAGGTAGTGACCTTCAGTACTGGTATGGATGTTCCTCCTGTCGGGGAGGTAATTGGCGTGGCTGCTAACGAGCTGGCCGGAAGAACTATCGGCGGCAGGGTGAGTGCGGTTAACGGCCGCAACATAACACTCGATCGCGCTAGTGATGTGAAAGCCGGGAACCGGCTGTTTTTGAACCTGCCATCTGGCATGGCTCAGGCCAGAACCGTTCAGGCCGTTAACGGAAGCATCGTGACAGTTACCACGCCCTACAGTGAAACGCCGGAGGCTGAATGTAACTGGGGTGTGGATTCTGACGATCTGACTATAGCGCTTTTCCGTGTAACGGGAACGCGGGACAACAACGACGGCACCTTCGAAGTCACCGGGACGACTTACAACCCTGACATCTATTCCGCCGTTGATACCGGCGCAAGACTGGACGAGCGTCCGATCAGCGTCATTCCACCAGGGGTTCAGGCTCCCCCAGAAAATATTGTCGTTGACAGTTACTCAACGGTTAACCAGAACATTGCGATTACCACTATGCGCGTTGCCTGGGATTCTGTTCAGGGTGCAGTTGCGTACGAGGCGGAATGGCGGCGTGACAGCGGCAACTGGATTAGTGTGCCCCGAACGTCTTCTCTCGGCTTTGAAGTGCAGGGTATCTACTCGGGTCGCTATCTGGTCCGTGTCAGGGCGGTGAACGCCAGCGACGTTTCATCAGTATGGGCGACATCATCAGAAGTAAATCTTACGGGTAAAGTGGGCAATCCGCCGAAACCGGTCGGCTTCATCGCTTCTGATAATGTGGTTTTCGGTATCGAGCTGAGCTGGGGATTCCCGGCGAACACCGACGACACGCTGAAGACGGAAATTCAGTACAGCCTGACCGGTACCGAGGACGATGCGATGCTGCTGGCCGATGTGCCTTATCCGCAGCGTAAATATCAGCAGATGGGTCTTAATGCTGGGCAGATTTTCTGGTACCGCGCGCAGCTGGTGGACCGCAGCGGCAACGAATCAGGGTACACAGAATGGGTGCGCGGGCAGGCAAGTATAGATGTTTCTGATGTCTCCAGTGTGATTTTGGAGGACATGAAGGAATCTCAGACGTTCAAAGACCTGATCGAGAACGCGGTAGACAGTAATGAAAAAATTGCTGGCATGGCTGACGACATCAAACAGGCCAACGATGAACTTGAGCTGCAGGCGCAGGAAATCGCCAAAAATGCGCAGGACATCGGGCAGGTTCAGACCAGCGTTAATGAGCTTTCAAGCACGGTCGGTGATGTGTCGTCCTCTCTATCAGATCTTGAGCAGACCGTCGCAACGGCTGATACTGCGCTGGGCCAGCGAATCGACAGTATCAGCGTGTCTATGGACGGAATGACAGGCGGGGTGAAAAACTCGGCTATTGCTATTATCCAGAACGGGCTGGCACAAGTGGCCACGCGTAAATCGTTGTCAGCTTCGGTCGCAGGGAGCAGCGCGCAACTGGATCGTATTGATGAGGTAATCGTTACCGAGAAAGAGGCAACGGCACGCTCTCTGTTGAGTCTGCAGACGAACGTCAACGGTAATAAAGCATCAATCAACAGCTTGAATCAGACGTTCTCAGATTACAAGCAGGCAACAGCAACACAGATAAATGCCATCACTGCAACTGTAAACGGGCACACCTCTGCCATTACGACAAACGCCCAGGCCATTGCAGGTATCAACGGTGATTTATCCGCGCTGTACTCAATCAAAGTTGGCGTGGCCAGCAACGGACAGTATTACGCCGCGGGGATGGGGATCGGCGTTGAGAACACTCCGAACGGTATGCAGTCGCAAGTTGTTTTCCTTGCTGACCGATTTGCGGTGACTCATCAGGCTGGAGATACTGTTACGCTACCGTTTGTTATTCAGAACGGGCAGGTGATTATCAGGGATACGGTGATAGGCGATGGCACCATCAGTAACGCCAAAATCGGCAACTACATCCAGTCCAACAACTATGTTACAGGTTCGGTAGGCTGGCATATCAATAAAAATGGAAATAGTGAATTCAATAATGTAACAGTCAGAGGTACTATTTACGGCAACGATGGTTACTTCAACGGAACTATTCGAGCTAACAAAATAGATGGGGATGTCTGTGCAATTTGGACGTTTCCAGGATTTAAAATAAGAGCGGGAGAGCCTACGACCAGGACACTGTATTGGAGAGGTGGCCTGGATTATGCTGCTCGCATCTGTATTCCCTATTCTGCCATTTCAATGGCATCTATCCGAGCCGACAACGTATTTAGGGCGCAGGTGAAGATCAATAATGTCGTACTGATGGACACAACATTCAATAACAACATAGCACAAGTTGCGCACCCTGTAGGTTACGTTGACGTGCCAGCGGGGGCTGTTAACGTTCCTATTGTAGTAACTGTTTGGAAAACAGCAGGAGGACAAGCAAACCAACTGTATTTTACAGTTGAGAATTTTACAGTAATTGTCTCTCCTGCTACAAACCGGTTCTTTAGTTAATAAGGAGCGACACAGTTAGATGGAGAGCCGATGCGATGGAGCCGGTATTTGAGCAGGCGCTGGTGGCGCGGTACGGCTTCAATCAGCTGGAAATGACAGCCAACGGTGTTCTGCCGGGCATGATCGTCATTGGCCCTGACAATAAATTGTACGAAATTAAGCGCGTAATCAGCGACACGATGACGCTGCAGAGCTTCACTGAGGTTATTGACGCCAAGTTACGATATCCAAACACAGCGTTACTCCACATCGAATTCGATTCAAGCCAGTTTAACGGCTCTATCCCGCAAATATCCTGCGAACCGCGAGGGCGCGTAATCCGCGTTCCGGATACGTATGACCCGGAGACCCGCACCTATAGCGGTACATGGACACCTTCCGGCGTGGACTTTCATACGACCACGACGGCCATAAAAACGGCAAACTACGATTAACATATTAACCGCTTCGGCGGTTTTTTTATGCCTGGAGAAAATATGATTTATAACACCGGAACCATCAGCATCAACGGTAATACCGCAACCGGCACCGGCACGAACTGGACGGCACCAGCCAGCCAGGTTCGCGCTGGCCAGACGATTATTGTCATGTCTAACCCGGTCCAGATGTTCCAGATCACCGCTATCAACAGCGGCACATCGTTAACCGTTACCCCGGCTGCGTCACCGGAACTGAGCGGACAGAAGTACGGCATCCTCGTTACCGACAGCCTCTCAGTCGATGGCCTGGCGCAAAGTATGTCGCAGATTATTAATGAGTACGGCGAGAATATCGTAGCATGGGCGACGTTCGCCAGCATCTCAGCGAACCAGAGCATCACCGTAACGATTAATGGGACCAGTGTAACCATTCCGGCCATTGGTGGTCTCGCCCGGAAAGGGGCAAATAGCGATATCACAGAGCTGAAAGGGCTGACCACCCCGTTAAGTTTGAAGCAGGGAGGACTCGGCGCAAACAACGCCGCAGACGCTCTCGCAAACCTTGGCTTGGGGGAAGGCTCTGCATTGCCTGTTGGGGTGCCTGTTCCGTGGCCTTTGGCCACACCGCCAACAGGCTGGATGAAATGCAACGGTGCGCCTTTTTCTGCTGAAGAATACCCGGAACTGGCAAAGGCTTATCCGACAAATAAATTGCCAGATTTACGCGGTGAATTTATCCGTGGTTGGGATGATGGGCGTGGGGTGGACAGTGGGCGCGGTCTACTCACTGTGGAAAATGACGAGATACGTTCTCACCGCCACCTAAAACTGAACGTCGATACCTCTGGTGTTGCGTATGGCATGGCTGCTGGGAATTTTTCAGGACAACAAACGGGCGGGTTTTATGCCAATACGACAATCGGGTATGACTCAGGAACGCCGGGGATCGGAACCGGAGCTACGGGAGGCTTAGAAACCAGACCGCGCAACATTGCATTTAACTATATCGTGAGGGCAGCATAATGGCGCAGGCAAAACTAAACAGCGAGCTGATTGCTACGGCGGCAGGTGAAATCACCGTTTTTAACTATGACGGCAAAACGCGCGAGTATCTTTCTTCAAACGTGGAATATTTGGCGATTGGCGTTGGCCTGCCTGCAAATTCCTGCATTGACGCACCCGGCGAGGACAAAGAAGGTTATGTTATTTGCCGGACAGCCGATTTTACCGCCTGGGAATACGTTGCAGACCATCGCGGCGAAACCGTTTACAGCACGGAAACTGGAGAACCTGTGGCAGTTTCACGGTTGGGAGAATACCCGGAAGGAACCACCACCAAAGCACCTGATACGCCATACGACAAATGGGATGGTCAAAAATGGGTGACGGATACCGAGGCACAGCGTAGCGCCGCAGTAGACGCGGCAGAAGCACAGCGTCAGTCACTGATTGATACTGCAATGGCTTCCATCAGTCTGATTCAGCTGAAATTACAGGCCGGGCGGAAACTGACGCAGGCAGAAACAACACGGCTTAACGCTGTGCTGGATTACATTGATGCGGTGACGGCAACAGATACCAGCACCGCGCCGGATGTCATCTGGCCTGAGCCGCCGGAGGCGTAGGCCATTCTGGTGCTGCTGTATCAACGTGCATCAGCAGCACCCGGTATTTCTTTCACTCGCTTAGAGCGGTGGTTTCTTCCTCCGTCGCAATACCTGCATCAACAGCATCCTGACGCCGGTCAATCTCTGAGTCTGCCTGCGCTCGTAAATGAACCTTTTTTAAAACCCTCAAGCATCTGGCGATCTCTCGCCGTTTCTCCTGTTTTCATAACAGGAGAAATACCCATGATTTACGGCTATGCCCGAGTATCAACAAACCACCAGGACACCGAACTTCAGCGACTTGCTCTCGAAGCGGCTGGGTGTGATCACATCGTCGAAGAGCATGCCAGCGGGAGAAAATCGAACCGCCCTGTACTGAAGCGGTTAATCGCTGCTATGCAGGCAGGGGATGAGTTGGTGGTATGGAAGCTGGACAGGATTGGGCGTAACGTTTTACACGCGCTGCTGATGTTTCAACACCTGCAAGAAAGCGGGGTTAACTTCCGCAGCATCACTGACGGCGTCGATCTTCGCACGGCTAGCGGACGTTACAATTTCAGAAATATTTTATCCGCAGCACAGTATGAATCCGACCTTAATAGTGAACGTACCTTAGCTGGCTTGGCCGTAGCTAGAGCAAAAGGTCGTGTGGGTGGGAGGCGGCCGAAATTTACTAATGAAGAATGGGAAGAAATGGGGAGGCTAATCGCAGCTGGTGCAAGCCGCCAATATATTTCCGGTGTGTACGGAATAGGGATATCAACGCTGTACAAGAAGTTCCCTGTAGCTGAATCTCTTTAA